AACAGTCTCACCATAAGATACTAATGGCATTTTAAGTTTTCCATCTTCATCAGGTGCTAATGCAAACCAAATTTGCCCACCACCGGGTAAATATTTAGTAAAATCCAATCCCATTCTACCATCACTTTCTATACCCCAAGGGTCACATTCATATCCATCTTTTTCCAGTCTATCTGCAATATCAATAATTTTATCTACATTTTTAGCATTCTTTGCAGAATTTTTTCTTTGTCTATCTGAATTAACATATGGATTTTCGTCATTTGTTCTCCATCTTGCATTTTTATCATGCTTCCAATCATATGGAGTATCAGCGCCTTCTTTTAATAGTGATTTTAATAAAATATTTGCCATTGTTTTTTTTTTTTTTTGGTTATACTATAAATATTATTATGCTAATAATTTGTAAAATTCGTTAAAGTGTGCAATTCTGTCAGGCAATCCAATAGTTCCACCATTTACTCTTTTTGTAATTGTAGTTACAGTTGCATCGTTTGCACCACCGTCTGCTAATTTATGTAATCCGTTTTTGTTGAAGAACCATGCTGCACTTGCTAATGCGTATTGAGTTGCTACTAAATCAGGATTTGCTACACAATCTACTCCAATTGATTTAGAGAATGCTGTATAGTTATCTTTTCCTGTTAATTGTATAAACCCTCTACCATGAAACTTCCAACCATCACCACTTGCTTCAGTTCCGTTACCCATTCTATTAGAGTAAACTTTATTTGCAATCATTTGTGGTTTTCTTTCGTATGGTTGTGCTGATGCTTCAGTTGGGAAATACTTTTTGAATATTCCGTTTAATCCTTTTGCTGAATAATTTAAGTTCTCTTGTGTTATTTTGAATCCACCACTTTCATGTCCACATTGTGCTAAGAAATGGGCCAATCTTAATGGAGTGTTGATTTCAAATTTAGATGCTACTTCTGGAATCATTGCTATAACAGAATCAGGAACGTGTCCTTTAAGTGTATCTAACTTTAACCCACCTACACTTACCACAGGAGTTGCGGTTGGTATTGGGGTTGCAATTGCCGTTGGTGCTACCGGAGCTACTGCTTCAGTAATACCCATAATCTTATTCCAAGTTCCGTTTCCAACAATACCATCTGCCGTTAAACCATTCTTTGATTGATATGCTTTTACTGCTTCTTCAGTTTTAGGTCCAAAGTTTCCAATTGGGTCTAATCCTAATTTAATTTGTAATTGTTTTACGTTTTCGTTGTTATCACCTCTTTTTAATAACATATAGATACCTCTCTATTTATTTCTTTTTAGATTCGTTTTTACTTCTTAATTTAGCCAAATCAGAACTTTCAATTTCACCATCACCATCTACATCTAATTTTTTTTGTCCACCTTTTAATTCAGCTTCTTTAATTTTACTTCTTTCTGCTAATTCGGTTTGAATCCCTTTAGCTAAGTTAAAAAACTTTTTCTTTTGTTCTGGACTTAATTCAGCTGGAGATTTAACACCAAATTTATTTAACAATTTGTGAAATACTTTTTGATATTCACCTTCTTCTTTCATTACTTCTCTAACGATGTTTTTGAAATGTTCTCTACTTAAAGTTAATTTCTTTTCATCACCTTGAGTTTGCGGTAATCCGTTTGCTACATTTGTATCGGTATCTGCTGGTACAGTGTCTTCACCCATCCAACATTCACATACTTCTTTACCACATTTAGGACAAACATCTATTTCGTTTTCCTTTACTAATTTATGTCCTTTTGAAGCTATTCCTAAAGCTCCCATTGGAACTAATCCTGATAATTTCATATTATGCCTTTTTTAATCTTACTGATTGGTATTTATCCATTTTCTTCAAACTCTTTTCCATTGTTTCTGCTGAGTTTTTCGGAGCTGGTTTTGTTATTGTTCTTCTTGCTGCATCTTTACTTGCACCTTTTGGGGTTGCTGTAACAACGTATTTATCCAAAGCCATTGGTTTTTTTGGTTGTGCACCCTGGTCTTCGGAAACTTCAGCTGCTGCTTGGTCATTGTTATTTGTCCAATCTTTAGCTAATGCATCAGTTGCAGTTTTAACATCATCACTATCAATTTCTTTAATAGTGTTTGCCATATTTATAATTCTTTCTTTAATTTTTCTGATATTGTTTTCAGTTCTCTTAAAGAAATCACCTTTACCTAATTGTGTTTCACTTTTTAATTTAGAATACCAACCCATAAATTTTTCAATTTCTGATAATTGGTTTTTTAATTCTCTAATACCATGTGAAACTTTTTGAGATGGTGTTCTTGTTTCATCTCTTTTTAATTCTAACCAACGATTTTCATCTATACTTTTAGCAAATGTAAATGCATCACCAGCAGACTTAACTTTTCGTTTAATATCACCCTTTGTATCTTTACCAAATGCATAAGGAGTATTATATCCATCGGCAGATGCCGTACTATTTTCCTCTTCGATTTTTTTCTCTCTAAGTTTAGTACGAATCGTTTCTTTTAATTTAGCTATATCTTCTTTAGATAATTCCTTTTTGAACATCGCTCAATTCCTTTTCCAATTCATAACACATAATTAAAGATGTGATATGATTGTCTTTTATTTTTTGTGAATTACCAATTTTAGATAATTGGTTGATTGTTTCTGCTAATTTAATTTTTGTAACCTTATCATTGATTTTAGAGGAAATACCTTTAAATTCTTTGATTAATGATTTAACCTCAGTAACTACGTGATTTTTTAAATTATCCGAGTTAGTGAATGAATTAATATATTCTTTTAATAATCCTTTTTGTTTATCATTAAGGTTATTATATTTTTTGTTAAAACTATCTATTAACATTTTATAAGAAAGTAATTGAATTTCTTTATCTTCTTTCTTTAATTCTGTTGAGATTGTTGATTCAGTAATTGTTTTTACTGGTGCTTTACCAACTAAATGTTCTACCAATGTAAATTTAGTAGCTACATAATCTTTAGGGTCGTAGTTTTGTTCGTTATTTGTTTTATATTCAAATATCTTATAAACAGATGCTAATACTTTATAGTTAGGTATTTGAGAACGAAGAAACTCATCGATAGAATAGTTATCTTTTATTTCTTTAATTAGATTATACTTCTCTTTTAAGATTTTCTTTTCATCTAATTTAGCTCTACTTTCTACTACTGCATCTACAAAACGCTCTGCTCTGTTTTCACTATTGTATCTTTCTGAAACAATAAATTGATAAAGTTTTAACTCATTAGACAACTCAGTCTTTGAATTAAAATATTTCTTTAATAATCCTTCTGCTATACCCTTTCTATTATTAAGGATATCAGAGGTTACTTGTCTCACTAGCAATTCAAACAAAAAGCCTGTGTTTCTAAATTTTGAATGTTTAATTTGTTTCATTTATATACATTATTCCATTTATAAATATAAGGTGTTAAAATAAGAATTAATTTTCTATGATATTTTGTTCATCTAACATAGATTTTCCTTCACTTATTACCTTTTTACCACCTCTAGATAAGTTTTTCTTTAACATATCTATAAAACTTTCGTTTTTATATTGATTCTTTAAGTCTTTACTACCGGTTACATCTCTACCAAATGGAGATTTATCTTTACCTCTAGTTGAATATTCTTTAGGTCTGCCTACTAATTTAGCTTCGTTTTGTTCTTCATCATCACTTTCTTCATCTTCACCACCCAATTGTGCTTTTAACTTTGCAATTTGGTCTTCAACATTTAATGGTTGTCCGTTTGGTGTTGGTTCTTGTTCTTCAGGTGCTTCCTCTCCACCTTGTTCTGGTTGTTCTTCACCTCCCATTTGTGGTTGTTCTTCACCATCAGTTGCCATTGGTTGTCCATTTTCATCACTACCCAATGCAGGTTGTTGTCCTAACATTCCTTGTTGGTCTTGTGGTTTTTCGGTTCCAGTTTGTTCTAAATTATTAAGTTTGAAAGTAAGCATTGCATCTTTTTTCAATCCTTCGATTTGTAATTCGGCTTCTTCGTAACTGAAATTAAGTATATTTTTGTATATCCATTCTTTAGAAATTACTTTTAATTGGTCCATCTTTTGTACCAATTCCATTTTCATTGTCCAAAGATTAATTTTTTCTTGTTCGTAAATTAAAGATGGTAGGGTTAATTGTAATTCAAAGTTTGTTAATTCACTATCATCAACTCCTTGTGCATATAAATGTGCGATTGCAATTTTTTCTAAACCATCTACAATTATTCTTTGGAATCTTTCAATAGTTTTTGCAAATCTCATATCCATTGCAGCTAAAGTAGCTTTTGAATTACCATCTTCTAAATAACCTAAATGTTGTTTAGGTATCTTTAATGCTGCAAACATTTTATTTTTTAAATAATCAATATCTTCCATTGGAGCGTATTCCAAACCATCTAAGTTTGTAATTTCAGTTCCACTATCATTACCTCTAACTGGTAAATAGAAATCTTCCATTAGGTTTTGAATATTATATTTTTGATTATATTCACCACTTTGTTGGTCTATGTATGGAGTTTTCTTAGATTTGTTGATAATTTTTTGCATATAGTTATCAACTTCATTTGGGTTAATACCACCCACATCAATTTTAAATATTCTTTTTTGTGGAGCTCTTACAATTCTATGGATAATCATTGCATCTTCCATTAATTGAATTTGTTTCCACAATCTTCTTGCTCCCTCTAAAAGCGATTTACCATAAGGTAGGAAGTTTGTATCAGATAATAAACGGAAGTGAGCAATCTCATAGTTTTCATATTCGGTTTTTTGACCTGCTATGAATAATGATTTAGTTGCTAACGGAGTATGAACAAATTTAACAGCCTGCCAGTTATTTGGATCGTATCCTTCTACTCTTGTAATTTCATATACTGAAAGAGGTTGTACACCCACTACTCCTAAGTTTTCTGCAATTTCTAAGTGTAAAAAGAAATCTCCATATTTAACTAAACTTCTAACCCAAGGCCACATATTAAATTCTACATTTACAATATCGTAGAACAAATTGGTTAAAATATCTTTAATATGATCGTTATTCGTTTTTATTTCAATAACTCTACCATACTCATTTTTAGAAGTTGATTCATCTGCAAATATATCTAAAGCCGCTGATATAATTGGATCTTGATCCATTGCATCATAATCTCTAAATAACTCTTGTCTAATTTGTTGATATGCTAAATAGTTCTCAAAGGTATTGTTCATAGCCGATGAGTGTAATCTCATATATCTATCTCTTAGATTTGTTGCAATTGCCTGTGTTTCATCAAAGTCAATTACTTTTAATCTACCACCTTGGTTTCTTACGATTACCGAAGTAGAAAAGAGTTTCTTTAACCTGCCGTAAAATGAATTATCTGCCATATTTTTTTATTACCATTTTTTACAAGACCAATAGTTTGCTTTGGTTCTTGGACCAGGATTAGTATCACAATGCATTCTAGCTCTAAATGATTTTCTTCTCTCTGGATTATTTTTCTTAATCACCATTCCCTTTTGGCCAAAGTTTACTTTAATAACTTTACCGGCTGGATTCTTTACATAAACTTTGAACTTTTTAACATCACCTTGCATTGGTTTGTTAAGTGTTACCGATTTACCTTGATATTCTGCTTCGTTTAAAGATTCATTATAAGCTTCTTTTTCTTTCATTTTTGTTTTTAAGAAAGATAAGAAATCTTCTAATTCATCCTGATATTCACTATCCACATCATACTCATCGATATCATCATCCTCAACTTCTTCTTTTATTTTACCAAATGCCATTGCATAAGGGTCAGAATATATTTTACCCAATTCAAACTTAACACCACTTTCAAAAGTATGTGTTTTCTTTGTTGAAGATAAACCAAAAAATTCATATAAAAAACTTTTCTTCATATTATTTTACTATATTTGTATAATATATAAATATTAAATTATCTAATAAGCCACCTCAAATCTTCAAAATCATCTTTGTTAAGTGGCATTTTATATGGATCTTCTTGGAAATCACGAGAACTATAAACACCAGTCTGGTCATATTCAGTTCTAGTAAATCCGTTTAATGTGCTGTAAGACATTTGACCTCTTTCATTTCTCAATCTTAATGCAGTATCTCTAACCCATAAACCAATACCCATACTCATTGTTAAGTCATCATTATAACCCCTTGCTGCTTCTGCTCTACCATTTACCCAAACGAAAGTAAATAACTCATCTATCGTTCTCTTAGAGTGTATTATGAGGGATTTATCTTTCATATATTGGTCTATCTTAGAAACAATCATAGGACGAGTTTTAGATGAAATGGTAAATCCTGGTATCATTTGTTTTTGTTCTCTATACCATTTGTTAGTCCATTGAGTATCAGCATCTACATACTGAACATCTTTGTTACTCCAAAATAAATTCTTATAATCTCTATCTAATATTTGTTGAATTGTTGCCCAACCAATGTTTGCATTATCTACAATAAGTAATGCATCGTTGTATTCAGTTGCTACTGAAATTAAGAAATTACCAAAATCCGTAGGTTCTATCTTACCTTTATATTCTGCAACTTGTTCACAACTTTCCGCATCAATAACATGGAATGCACTATAATCGGCCCCATCACCTCTACTTACA